AGCCTACACAAAAATATCTCGAGGCTGAGGCAACACTTAAGGAAGAGCTTGAGGATTTGGCGATTGGATTTGAACAGAAGTTTCAGCCGATCCATACCAAACACTGGCGCTTTGACTTTCATATTGTGAAATTGCGTTTGCTCATTGAAATTGAAGGTAGTCCCTGGTCTGGTGGCCGTAGCGGAAAGCTATCAAATAAGGCTTGGAGTCTTGATCGATATGATCATGCTGAAGAGATGGGTTACAAAATAGAGCGCTTTCATCCAGACTCTGTTTTGTCGGGATATGTCATTAACTGGATTAAAGACGAATTAGCGAGAATTGAAGATGGAGCAGATCAGACCATTTCCACCGACTGATTTTATTGATCAAGCAGATGAAGAAGAAGCAATAAGACTAACACCAGCACCAGATCTAAAAAAATGGGTTGTGGCTAACTACTTAACTATAGGTGGACCACTTCATAACCCTGATCATAACCATATTGCTGAGTTGCTTCATGATAATGAAGAATTTTTAGCATTTGCTTGGGCCTCTTCTGCATATAAAAGCAAGCAAGCTATGGTGTTAGGCCAGTGCGAAAAAGTCATGTTCAATGTTGGTGGCTGGCGTAAAGCTAGACAAGAGCAACAGATGCGAGACTGGTTCGGCTTTGTGCCAACATACTTGATCACCATTGATGCTACATTTTGCGACAAAGCAAATGATCGTGAGTTTTGTGCTTTGCTTGAGCATGAACTCTACCATATAGGCGTAGAACGTGATGAAGACGGTGAAATGATCTTTAGTAGCTCAACAGGTTTACCTAAACATTATTTAGCTGGTCACGATGTCGAAGAGTTTGTTGGTGTAACCAAACGGTGGGGGGCGAGTCAAAGCGTTAAACGTATCGTTGAAGCTGCAAAGAATCCGCCGTTTGTTTCGAAACTTGATATTTCAAAATGCTGCGGAAACTGCGTAATCAACTGAGCCGAATGGCTCTTTTTTTTGCCTTCTTTGCTAGACGTAGCTAGACAAAGGTGGGGGTATGGCTGCACTTAAAGAACAGGTAAAAATATTTATTGTTCAAGCGCTTGCCTGCATGGATACCCCTCAACAGGTAGCTAATGCTGTCAAGCAAGAATTTAACATTGAGATTGATCGAAAACAGGTACAACTTTATGACCCGACAAAAGCGGCAGGAAAGAATTTAAGTAAGAAATATAAAGACCTTTTTCATAAAACCCGAGAGGACTTTAAAAAGAATGTTTATGACATCCCGCTAGCTAATAAAGCCTACCGGCTTAAAGAGCTTCAGAAGATTTATGAAGACTGGAAGAACAACAGGCTTATGAAGCAAGGGGTTATTAAACAGGTTCGGGAAGAAATGCAGGGTTATGACCTGATGTTATTAAATCTTGAGTTAAAGCAGCTTGAGATTGAAAAGTTAAGAGAGGGTGAAGGTGATGAAGATCCAACACCAGTCAAGGTAACTATTCAAGTTGTGGATGCGAGTAAAAAAGATGCCGAACATCAATCCGACACTGAATGTACCTCAGGCTAATTTTTTGCAGATGGAAAAGAAGTTCCGCGCATTTGTCGCTGGCTTTGGATCGGGAAAGACTTGGGTTGGATGCTCCAGTTTATGCAACAAAGCTTGGGAATTCCCTAAAGTACCTTTGGGTTATTTTGCTCCAACTTACCCGCAGATTCGCGACATTTTCTTTCCAACTATTGAAGAGGTTGCTTTCGATTGGGGGCTTAAAACTAAGGTTTATGAAACCAATAAAGAGGTGGATATCTATTATGGTCGGCAATATCGAACGACAATCATTTGCCGGTCTATGGAGAAACCAGCAACAATTGTAGGTTTTAAAATTGGCCACGCCTTGATTGATGAACTTGATGTTATGGCCAAGGTCAAAGCTCAACAGGCTTGGCGTAAGATCATCGCACGTATGCGTTATAAGCAAGCTGGTTTGCTCAACGGTATTGATGTGGCCACTACACCTGAAGGTTTTAAGTTTACATACGAGCAATTTGTTAAAGAGGCAAATAAATCAGAGGCTAAGCGTAAGCTATATGGAATGATTCAAGCTTCAACTTATGACAATGAAGCTAATCTTCCAGATGACTACATATCATCACTTTATGAGTCTTATCCGCCGCAATTAATTTCAGCTTATTTAAGAGGGCAGTTTGTCAATTTAACCAGTGGTGCTGTTTACCCCGACTTTGATCGAGTTCTAAACCACACGGATGAAGAAATTAAGAAAGGTGAGCCTTTACTCATTGGTATGGATTTTAACGTGCTTAAAATGGCTGCTGTGGTTTATGTCATTAGAGAAGGGAAGCCAAGAGCTTTAGATGAACTGGTTGGCGTGAGAGATACACCGACGATGTGTCAACTGATTAATGAGCGCTTTCCAGATCACGATATTACTGTGATTCCAGATGCTTCAGGTCAGGCAACATCATCAAAGAACTTCAGTGAATCTGATCATGCAATCTTAAAGAAAAATGGATTCAAAGTTGAAGTTAATGGTGTGAATCCCGGTATTAAAGATCGTATCACTGCAGTTAATGCACAAATTCTGAATGCTGAGGGTGAACGACACTTAAAAGTGAACACAAACAAGTGTCCTAACTTTACGGCTACTTTAGAACAGCAAGTCTATGATGATTTTGGAATGCCAGATAAAAGCGCTGGTTTGGACCACGTTGGGGACGCTGGTGGATATCCAATAGCTAAGAGATTCCCAGTCATCATTCAGAAAATATTTAAACGGCGCGCAATCGCTGGTTTTTCTCGTTAATCAATGCACCTTCTCAGGTGCTTTTTTATTGGTGTTTTTATGGCAGTTACTGATAAACATCCGCAGTATATTGCTGCACAAAAAAGCTGGGAGATTATGCGGGACGCCGTTGCTGGTGAAGAGCAGATCAAACAGGCACAAACAAAGTACCTAGCTAAATCGGCCGGAATGATTGAGGCTGAAAAGCAAGGTGATACGACTGGAGAGATTTATAAAGCCTATCTAAGTCGAGCTCAGTATCCATTATGGGTTCAGGATTCATTACGTACGATGATTGGTTTAGTTTCAAAGCTGGAACCTAATATCGTAATTGAAAGTTCTCTGTTAAAGGGTTTGATAGAGAATGCAACCAATGATGGTTTTGGGCTTAAACAACTCTTTATCCGTATTTGCCTAGAATTACTTGAATATGGTCGCTGTGGTTTGCTTGTCGATGTTGATGGGGCTGGTGTGCCATATTTCGCTCTATATGATGCGCTATCAATCATTAACTGGAAGGAAAACAGCATTGGTGGCCGTAAGGATCTAAAGCTGTTAGTGCTCGAGGAACAATTCGAAAATAGTGAAGATGAGTTTGGGCATGATACAAAGACGGTTCACCGTGTTTTATCTATGGTTGATGGTGCGCTAACTGTACGGTTATTTGATGGCTCTGTTGAAGAAGATAAAACGCCAGATCTCGGCGGTAATCAGCTATCTTTCACGCCGTTTGTTTTCTGTGGCACGACCGATAATTCTCCACAAGTTGGAACGGTACCATTGCTTACCATGGCTAAGGCAGCACTCAAGTATTACCAGCTAAGTGCAGATTATTACCAGTCACTTCACCATACAGCTCATCCGCAGCCTTGGATTAATGGACTTGAGGGTGATGAAGATATTAGCGTTACTGGTGTGATGGCTGTCTGGAGCCTTCCTGGTGAATCTCAGTGTGGTTATCTCGAAATTTCAGGTAGCGGCATTGAACTCACCAAAAAGGAAATGGATGCACAAAAAAATGCTGCTCTTGAAGCCGGTGCCAAGGTAGTCGATACCAATACACAGGAATCAGGGGAAGCGCGCCGTGCACGTCAAGATGATCAGCAAGCAAGCTTACATAGCATTGTGACGTGTGCTGCTGCGGCTATTGAGCAGGCAATCAAATATGCTGCCCAATGGTTAAAGTTGGATCCGTCAAAATATACATTCACAGTCGAACCAGAATTTATTGTCCAGCAATACGACATCAATCTTGCTAAGCAACTATATGAAGGTGCTATAGCTGGAAAGAATTCGTTCCAGACGTATTGGGAATATATCGCTACTGGTAAGTTGCCAGCTCATGATTTTCAGGAAGAGTTGAAGCGTGTTGAAAGTGAGCGAGATAGTATGCCGTTGTAGAGGTGACGCATGGCTTCAAAAGAAGATAAATCGCTGATTGAAATACTTACCCAACATCAGGCGTATTTATATAGGGTGTCTTCTCAATCTGTTAATGAGCTACTTAAAATCTTTAATGATGAGTCGACATTAATGTTGGCAAGGCTTCGGGATTTGCTCGATGAATTAAATGACTCTGAAAAAGTGGCTTTAGCAAGTGGGCAGTACACTACTGCTAATCTCAAAGAGATTCGAGATTTAATTTCTCAGTGGTTCCTTGGACTAAATACTTCCTTACCTGAAGCATTTGCAGTTTCAGCAACTGCAATGGCTGTATATGAGGCTAATTACACAGCTAAGTTATACGGCGGCAAGATCAAAAAGCCAAATGGTGAAAAGCTGTTTACTGCTGCTAAGAAGGTCCCTTTAGTTGGTGGTGCTCTTGTAGATGATCTTCTAAGCAAGATTGCTGAAAGTGCACGTCAAAAGGTCGAATATGCTATTCGTGACGGGATTAGCTCAGGCAAAACTAATCAGGAAATCGTCCAGCGGATTCGTGGTACCAAACGCCTTAATTATGAAGATGGCTTATTAACCAGTTCCAAAGCTGATATTGACCGTACCGTACGAACTGTACGGAGCCATGTGGCGAATCAAGCATATTTAGACACTTTCAATAAAATCGGTTTTGAGTATGTACGTTTTGTCAGTGTCTTAGATGGGAGAACAACGAAATTATGTGCTTCTTTGGACGGATCTGTTTGGGAAGTGAATGACCCAGCAAAGCGGGTACCGCCGTTGCATCCAAATTGCCGCAGTATTCTGGTGCCCGTAGAGAAAGACGGGAAATTAGTTGGTGAACGGCCATTTGTAATGGACGAACGTCGAGTGAAGGACATCCCAAAAGAAGAGCGAAGCCAATTAATAGGGCAGCTAGATGCTAATACCACATTTAAAGAGTTCTTCAAAAAGACTGATGATTTCTTTCAAAGAGAATGGTTAGGACCGAAGCGTTACAAGCTCTATAAGAAAGGGAAATTTGATTTTGATAAGTTCTTCGATCCAGAGGGGCGATTATACACATTGGACCAACTTCGAAAGTTGGATGAGCAAACCTTTAAGGAGTTGGGCTTATGAGTGAGTCAAGACATTTAGTGCTAAAGCGTCACCCTACTTTGAAAGGTTATCTGGTTATTTGTGATGAAGAAACTGGACAACCTCTAGCTGGACAAAGAGCAGTACAGATGAATTCTGATGCCTTAAATGGACCCGCAACAATTACTGTAACTTTTGAAGCATATGGTGCTCATGGTGTTCGCTTAGTGAGTGATGCACCAAGGCCAAATCAAACAAAGGAAATGTAGCGAAAGGTATTACAAATGTCTGAAAAGCAATTCACTATGTCAGATGCTCAATATATTCTGAGCACAAAATTAATTCTGGTGCCATTTCTTCAAATTAAGATTTCAAGAGCCATGGCAATTTATGGTTTTACTTTTGAAAGATTAAAAGCAATTGCACTCATCAATTAGAACTTAATTTTTAACCTTAGCGCCTTCGGGTGCTTTTTTTGTGAGAAGAAAATGATCAAAGAAGTAACAGAGCAAGAGTTAGCTGAAAAGTCTGTGGCACCCCGAGTAACTAAAGCGCAAATTGATTCATTGATGGAGCGTGTTACATATACGGTTGAGCAACGCCCCGGTGGCACGACATCTACTTTTGTCCATGCATTTTTAGATGGAAAGTTTTTCCTAGCAACGGGTTTTAGTGCATGTGTGAATGCTGAAAACTTTGATGCTGAAATTGGTGAGCGTATGGCTCGTGGAAATGCAGAAAAGTCAGCCGAAAATAAACTTTGGGAGCTAGAAGGCTACCGTTTATTTGCAACAAATATCTAAGTTTTCAATCGAAATTTAGCGTCCTTAGGGGCGATTTTTTATTGCCTTGAGATAAGGCTTTACCCCAATCAAACGAGAGGTTTGAACATGTCATTGCCATTTATTGTTGATTCACTTGATGCAATCAAAGAAGAGCACCGTGCTTTATATGTCGAGGAAAACGGGAAGTTTCGCCTTGACTTGGAAGGTTATGAAGATCCAAAAGGTTTGAAATCTGCACTTCAAAGCGAGCGAGATGCTGCTAAGAATGCAAAGTTGGAACTTCAAAAACTTCAGAAACAATTTGAAGGGATTGATCCTGAAATTGTTAAAAAAGTCTTTGCCCAAATTGACCAAGACGAAGAAGCCAAATTAATCGCGGAAGGCAAAGTTAACGAAGTGATTCAGAAGCGTACCGAGAAGATGCGTGAAGAACATGAAAAGTTACTGAAGGCTGAAAAAGAACGTGCTGATAAAGCCGAAGCTTATGCACAAAAGTTCAAGCAATCAGTGATTCAAAGCCAAATTGTACAGGCTGCTATTGAACTTGAAGCACTGCCAGAAGCGACCCCTGATATCGCCTTTTTAGCTCAGACAAAGTTTGCATTAGATGAAAACGGCAAAGCTGTGGCAGTTGATGAAAACGGGGATGTGGTCATTGGTAAAGACGGTCAGACACCGATGACCCCAAAAGAATGGGTTGAATCTCTACGCGAGCAAAAACCGTATTACTGGCCTAAACCTAATGGCATGGGCGCACCTGGTAGCAACAATTCAAAAGGTCAGCCAGACATTCTCAAAGCCGATGGCTCGGTAAATATGACCAAATTAGCGCAATTACGAAATGAAAATCCGCAACTAGCTAAAGAGCTAGCGGCAAAACACGGTATTAAACTTTAAGGAGTAAAGCCTAATGGCTGAGACAAAAATTGCTGATGTAATCGTACCTGAGTTATTTACTCCGTACGTATTAAATAAGACTGCCGAGAGATCTGCATTATGGCAGTCAGGCATTGTCGGGGAGC